AGATACGCCATGGACATACGATGTTGCAGCTACCCCCGATGAGACATCCAAGCTTAGCGGATTCAATGACGCAGGTCTCGGAGAGTTTTTGTCACGACCCGTCAAGATTCGTCAGTTTCAATGGACTCCAGGTGCTCAACTGTTTGAGAAGTTTAATCCTTGGACCGATTTTTTCAGTAATCCGGATGTTCTTGAAAAGATGAACCGCTATAGGAATTTGAGGTGTAAGTTGTGTCTTAAGGTACTACTCAATGGTAATTCCTTCTATTATGGTAGAGCAATGTTATCATATAACCCATATTTAGAAGATGATCAAGTAACTGTTGATAGATCCTATTTCATTCAAGACATAATTGCTGCTTCAAACAAACCTCATCTCCTATTAGATCCTTGTACATCAGAAGGTGGAGAGTTATGTCTCCCTTTCATATGGCCAGAGAACTACCTTGATATCACTAATGTAGGATGGGAGGATGAAATGGGAAAATGTGTTATTCATGATTTTGATGTTCTCCAACATGCCAACGGCGGAACTGATCCCATTACTGTCGTCGTTTTTGCATGGGCTGAAGATGTATCTCTCCTTATCCCAACAACCCTTACTGCTCAGTCTGATTCTAAATCTTCTGTTGAATGTGATAGGTTTGGTTTTCCTTTACCGTTTGAACAACAGGCACAATCGCAGAGTAAGAAGAAGACGTATAGGAAGGGCAATAATACGTCACGAGATGATGAATTTTCGCGTGATGGTCTTATCAGCAAACCTGCTTCGGCAATTGCTAAGACTGCTGATGCTCTTTCTATGATTCCCTATATAGCACCATATGCGAAGGCAACAAGTATGGTAGCGGACAAAATAGGACAGGTAGCCCGTATTTTTGGTTATTCTAGGCCTGCCATTCTGTCTGATACTCATGCTTATGTCCCCCGGATCTGCGGAAATTTGTGCAATTCGGATGCCCCAGAGAATCTAACTAAACTGTCTCTCGATTCCAAGAATGAACTTTCTATCGATACACGCACTATGGGTTTGGGAGGTGCTGATGAATTGACAATCCAATCTATTGCGTCACGTATGACTTTTTGGCGGCAATTTGATTGGCCAGAAGCAGCATCGACAGATTCATTGCTAGCATCTATGTCAGTACAACCCTTCCTCGTGGATACAGTGTCTGCACCACCTGTCACTGAAATTCATTCCACAGCTCTTGCTTTTGCCTCTTGTCCTTTTGAAGCATGGCAAGGTAGTATTAAGTTCCATTTTAAGGTGATCTGTTCAGAATTCCATAGAGGAAGACTGCGACTAGTGTATAATCCTGCAACAAATGGCGGTGGAGTTGTTGGATATAATCGGGTTTATTCTACTACCATTGATATTACTAAAGATAGAGAATTCGATTATGAGTGTAAATGGACCGATATACGTGCATGGAATGCTTGTCGAGGAATTGGAGCGGCAGCTAGTGATACCCTATTTGATACCTCTCTCCCTGTTACAGGAGGTACTATTTATGACAATGGCACATTATCCGTTTATGTGGTTAATGAATTGGCAACACCATCTACTACAGCCGCAGATGTTAAGGTACAAGTCTGGGTTGCAGCTGGTGATGATTTTGCTCTTGCCATACCTGGATCTGGAGTGTCTGATTTATCCTACTTTGAGCAGCAAGCTACTATGGAGTCTGCGGGATCAGATCCACTGTTAGCAAAAGTACAGGATAATTCAAATAATCCAGTTGGAGGAAATCCTATCGAAACGTATGGAACCGTACACGCACCTCTTCTGAAAGACGACAAGCAATATTTAGTCTATCAAGGAGAGCGCATAGTTTCGTTTAAGGATCTACTTCGCAGGTACCAATATATTACTTCCTACTGGCCCCAGAAGACGGGTTCAGGATTTCGGTATTATACCCTCGATACTCCTGGAATGCCCCTATATAGAGGATGGGATCCTAATGGTTTGGATCAAGGTGTTAACTCGGTCGCTGGTAATTCACCCTACAATTTTTGTTCTATGTCATTACTGAACTACCTAGCGCCTGCTTTTGTCTGTCAACGTGGAAGTTTAAGACATAAGTGGGTAGTAGCAGGTGCCAGAGCTAATACCACTTCCTCCATTCTCGCCGCCACACGTAAGGATGCACTGAATCCTACGCCTGTGTCTCAAATTTCTTATCCACTCGATAATGCGTTGGTAAGCGTTCGACGGAAAGAACTCCAGAGGATGCAAAGATCAAATCTCAACGGATCGGCCATTACACCAATCAAATTAAACAACACGCTTGAATTGGAGTTGCCCTATTATTCAGTGGGTCAAAGATTTCATGCGAGTAGGTTTTTAGATATGGCTGGAACGGGTGATACGCAGGGACTTGAAGTGGCGTGCGAAGTTTCTCCAAATATGGATGATGACCACTTCAGGTTAGATCAATTTGTCAGTGTGGGGGAGGATTTTACCTTAGGGATGTTCATAGGTGCTCCTAGAATTTATTCCTATATTGACCCAACCGCATCATAAGATGATGCTTCCTTATATATATTGTATATTTTATGTTTTTGTATATATTTAGATAGTTGGCTGGGGCGCCAATTAAGTCATGTGGACTATAAACACCACTAAGAACCAACAGGATGGGCCTGTTGGTAGGATACCCTTCGGCGGTCGAGGGGGGGCATACAGTGATGTGTGCCTGGATGAGACTGGATATTAGTCTTACATTTATTGCTTAGCGATAGAGAAGGTTTTGTAGCAACCTCGTGTAAGACTTTTTGTCTTATTCGAGTTGTGAAATTTTACTTCTCTTGGATCGCAAGTTCTGAAATGTATGTCCGAATTTTAGCTACATATAAATCGATCGTATAGGTAATTTTTGCCTAGCGTGATCGGTTTGTGGTTCGGGCCGCT